AGGGATGGAAACATCCCGCAAAGAGTTGCGGTTGCGACCGCCCCGCCGTCATGCTGCATTCGGTGCAGCCGCTGAACGAGCGGGTAACTATTTGATGTGTTGCGGCTGTAGCGCGAACTGCTGCCGATCGGCGATATGCCCACATCAAACTTATTCGTGGTGTGTCGGCGGACGATAAGCGCACAGCCTACCTGCTCAGAGGTCCATGGTATGGGGCAGGCGCTCGTTTGACTGACCATTACGTGGCAGGAGAGCGAAAGGATCGAAGTTTGTTGGCTCTGGCCTTCATGCGCACCACGATACTAATGCGGTTATGCGTGTAGCTCCGCATCTAGAAAAGCACGTAATGGACGAGGTTGCGCTTGTCCTCATTCACCACCAACCACTAGGAGAACGCACTATGCTTTCAGTAAAAGTTATTACGACGGAAAATCGCGAATTTATCATTCAAACTGAACGTGTTCTTGTCGATAAAGACAACGGAAATGTCTTTGCCTGTGACGACGGCATGAACAACGTCTTTGCTAATCTTGATGCAGACCATATCTACGTCATGAACGAACAAGGGCGCACCGTGGCCCGATATGGTCAGCCATAATATCCCATTGCCTGGCGCTGCCTCCTCCGGCGACTGGCAATCGTGCGGCGAGTTGAGCATGGCGGCGCTACAGGCGTTGTGCTCCTCGCCGCTTTTGCTTTCTAGTCATGGCCGCCACCGCTGCGCTATGCGTACGTGTTCTGAGTATCCAGATGACACAGCTACGGCTATGTCGCGTCCTTCATCCAATGCCGACATAGATCAGAAGGAAGAGCGCCGTCTTTGTAATTCGGATGTCGCGGGTTCGATTCCTGCTGTCGGCTCCAATTTTCGTATCGGCGCAATTCTCGACCTCTTGCGCTGATGCGACGGGTGGGCTTCGGCTCACCCGTTTCACATGAGGTCGCAAGGAGTCGAGACCTTGATGGACGTGCTTTTCGGTGGCCCTGTAGCCGCCAATGATAATTGTAAAAAGCCAACGAAGAAGCGAGACCTTATCGCAGAGAACGCAAAGCGGCACGTCAATGCACCCGAAAGGGAATGTGAGCATTGCGGAGCAATCTTTAAGCGCAGAGTTAATAGTAAAGACGCTGCACGCTTTTGTTCTAGGCAATGTGGTTATGACGCAGGCGCTAATGTAGTAAAAGATCCAGACATCTGTCAGTCGCTAGTTGAGCAGTCAATGCATTTATATTCATCGTTCAAGGTGGCGGTAATAAGATGCATTGAGTGTGGACATAGAGTTACTGGCGTCAGCCTGTTGCAGAGATATTGTTCACAGGATTGTAGGCGCGCTAAGTATATTTCCGATAATGATAACGGGGATCACTTGCCACGTCACTGCGCCGAATGTGGTGTTTCGTTTGTTACATCATATGGCGACAAGCGTAACGTCTATTGTTCTAATGGTTGTTCAAGGCGTAATGCAAGGCGGATAGCTCGAAAGAAAGAGCGTGCAAGACTGCGCACCCTTTCGGTGGAGAGCGTTAATCCCATCAAGGTATTCGATCGCGATGGCTGGAAGTGCATGATATGCGGCGTTAAGACACCGCGCAAGCTTCGTGGCACTTATGAGGACGGGGCGCCTGAGCTTGATCACATCATGCCGCTTAGCCTTGGCGGGGCGCACAGCTACATGAACACGCAGTGCGCATGCCGAAGGTGCAACGCAGAGAAGAGCAACACCCCTCCTCATCAGCCTAGTCTGTTTGCTTATGTTGCATGAATCACGCCACTGGCTGCATCTCTATAAGACCGCGAGATGGAGGCGTATACGCGACGCACAACTATCCATGCATCCACTATGCGAGTGGTGTTTGGAGAGGGAAGAGGTAACGGCCGCTAACGAAGTTCACCATAGGGTCGCTCACAAGGGCGATCTTGATCTATTTTGGAATGGCCCATTCCTATCGACTTGTAAGTCTTGTCACTCATCGAGAGGCAAGCGAGAGGACAACGGACAGACGGTTGTGGTCTACGGAGCGGATGGATGGCCCCTTTAAGGGTGGGGGGGTGGGTCAAAGTCGCCATTGATCGCATACGTGGAAACGTCGATGGCCATTTTCGCACAACGCCGCGATTGAGATGTTGAGGTTAAATTAATGGCGCGACCAAGAACGCCAAAGGCAAAAGCGGAAGCTACCGGTCGCGATAAACGAGATCCTAGCCGATTTGAAGGCCGCAACGAACCTGTCGTCATGGATGGCGTCGGCGAACCTCACTCGTGGCTGAAAGAACATGCGCAGCTAGCCTGGCGCGAAATCGCCGCGGAAATTCCGTGGCTCAATCATTCACATCGAGGCCACTTGGCGATTGCGGCACAGATCCGCGGACGCATGATGGCGGGCGAAGACTGCGGAGTGCAAGCGCTCAACCTGCTTCGCCAATGCTACGGCCAGATGGGCGCTACGCCGGCCGACGCGAGTAAGGCCGGAGCGCAGCCAGATGGCGAGACAGAAGACCCCGCCGAAAAGTACTTCCGCGGCAGGTAGCCGCACACGCAAGGTGGCGCCCAAAGGCGACATCATTGACCCGAAATATCCGACTGGACCGATTGATGAGTACGCAGAAGCGGTCATCAATGGCTCTATCGTGGCTGGCCCACATGTTCGCAACGCCTGCCGTCGTCATCGTGACGATAGAAAGCATGGCGGCAAGCGGGGGTTGAGATTCAACCTTACTGCGGCACTAGACAAGATAGGCTTCTTTGAGGATGTACTGAAGCTAAACGGCGGACAGTTTGAGGGCAGACCGTTCATTCTGCATATCTCGCAAAAGTTCAAGGTTGGCTCCCTGTTTGGCTGGGAGAGGCAGACGCCTGAGGGTGACTGGCTTCGCCGGTTCCGTCGATATTACGGCGAAGAGGGCAAAGGTAACGGCAAGTCTCCGTTCGCTGGCGGTATCGGCCTCATTGGCATGATGTACGACAGCGAAGATCGCGCCGAAATCTATGCGGCAGGCAAGGACAAGGCGCAGGCTATGGTCCTGTTTCGCGACGCTGTCGCGATGGTTGATCAGTCTCCGGCTCTTGCCAAGCGCATTACCAAGTCAGGCGGAAATCCCGTCTGGAACCTGGCTGACCTGAAGAGCGGATCGTTCTTCCGTCCTATTTCGCGTGAGGGCGCCAGTTCTGGCCCACGTCCGTACATTGCCTTGTGTGACGAGTTGCACGAACATCCAAACGGCGACGTTATTGAGATGCTCGAGCGCGGGTTTAAATTCCGCCGCTCGCCGCTGCTGTTGATGATTACGAATAGCGGGAGCGATAGAAACTCTATCTGCTGGGCGGAGCATCAGCACGCAATCAAAGTTGCGGCGGGCACTCAGACGCCAGACGATGATTTTACCTACGTCGGAGAGACGTGGGAGGGTAGCGACGACACGTTTTCTTACGTGTGTGCGCTCGACAAGGATGATGATCCGCTTACCGATCCGACATGCTGGATCAAGGCTAACCCTCTTCTAGGCGTCATCCTTAAGTACGAATATCTCGAGGGTGTGGTTGCTCAGGCGAAGGACATTCCTTCGAAGCGTAACGGCATTCTGCGATTGCACTTCTGTGTCTGGACCGAGTCCGACATGGCGTGGATACCGCGGCCAATCCTCGAAAAGGTGATGGTCGATTTCGATCCGTACGTGGAACACAAGGGCAAACAGATTACAGCCGCAGGGCTGGATTTGTCCGGCGCGAAAGATTTGACCGCAGCAGCATTTGTTGTTGAGACAGGTACGAAGACCATCGTGCGCGCCGACGGTGAATCAGCAGACCTACCGACGTTCGATTTGTGGATTGAGGCGTTTACGCCGCGTGACACGATGGATGAGCGATCGAAGGTTGACCATGTGCCTTACAGGCTGTGGATGGATCAGGGGTACATCAACGCACCAGAAGGTGCGCGGGTGCGGTACGACCACGTTGCGGCTCTATTCGCGCGTCTGAGTGTTGAGCACGGCATCGGAATATTGGCATACGACAAATATGTCTATGACAAGTTTCAGGATGAGCTCGACAACTACGGTATCGAACTAAAAACCGTGATGCATCCGCAGGGCGGCAAGAAGCGCGCCAGGCCGGATGAGGATAAGGTTGAAGCCGCCAAGGCTGCTGGCCTTCCTGCCCCATTGGGTTTGTGGATGCCTGGATCTGTTTCGGCGCTAGAAACCCTCATCCTTGAAGAGCGCGTGCGTTTACGCAGGTCTCCTGTGCTGCTGGGCGCTTTAATGGGTGTGGCGATCGAAACCGATCCGCTCATGGGCAACCAGTGGTTTTCGAAGAAGAAATCCACTGTTCGTATCGACCCGGCTGTTGCCGCTGCAATGGCGGTTGGTGCTGCGGTTGATGGTGTTGCCGAAAATAGCCCCGCAACCTCCCCGTGGGATGATCCAAACTTTTCTCTTTCCAGCTTGGGGGCGTTTTGATGTGGCCATTTAAGTCGACAAAATCGACGGAAACGCGCTCTGAAGTGGAAATACAGACGGTCTCCGTCGGTGATCCGCATTTTCTTTCGTTTTTCGGTGTGCAGCCCGCTAATCTTCCGCATGTTACTATCGACAACGCCTTGAATGTCCCGGCCGTAATGGCTGCGGTTGCGTTTCTGTCTAGAACATTGGCGGCAGTGCCGCGGCATGCATACAGAGATACAAAAGACGGTGCAAAAAGAGTTGGCGGCAGGCTAGAGTCCGTCGTCAACGGCGCACCTAACGATATGATGGGCGCGTTCAAATTCTGGCAGTGGTTCTGGCAGCAGGTTTTTACCGGCGGACGCGGACTGTCTTACATTGAACGCGCACCACAAGGCATCGACTCCTTGTGGCCGATGGACCCGGCAAAGACGACTATCAAGCGTGTCGGGTTTAAGGTCACTTACGACTACGATGGCAAGACATACGACGCTGCGGATGTAATCGACGTTCCGTTCATGTTACATTCTTGTGGGCTAAAGCATTACGGCCCGATTAACAAGGCATCAAAAGCTATCCAGCTTGCGCTTGCCATGAATGATTATGGCTCGAATTTCTTTGCTGGTGGTGGCGTTCCTCCACTGGCTCTTGTTGGGCCATTGCCGCAGGGCGCTGAAGCGCTAAAGCGTGCGCACGAGGACATCAAGCGCGCGATTGAATCGGCAAAATCCAGCAGCAGCCAGATTTTCCCCATTCCGCCAGGCAATGACCTGAAGCCGGTTGGTCTGGACCCCGCTAAGGGACAGATGGTTGAGGCTAGGCGTTTCCAGATTGAGGAAATTGCCAGATCATATCAGCTACCGCCTGTGTTTTTGCAGGACCTTACTCATGGCACAATGGCCAATACTGAGCAGCAAAACTTGCTTCTCGTGCAGCATCTTATTGGCCAGTGGACGAAGGCACTTGAGGACGAATTGAACCTAAAGTTCTTCGGCCGTAACGGCGGATCTCGCTACATCGAGCACAATCTTGATGGTCTGATGCGTGGCGATTTCGTTTCGCGCATGGAAGGTCTGACGAAGGCTGTGCAGAATGCGCTGCTGACGCC